AGATATTTCTTTCACTGCAAGTGGAGGTAACTGGGGCACAATTACTCACATAGGTATTTTTGATGCTGTATCTGCAGGAAACTTGTTATGGCATGGTTCTATGACAGCTTCTAAAGTTGTTAATGATGGAGATACTTTACAGTTCTCAACTGGCAATATTGACCTTACAATAGCTTAAGGACTTATTTAAATGGCAGACGGCTTTCGAATACTCGAAAATGGCGACATTCGCATTACGCAGTCGTCTGACACTCGAATAACTGAAAACTTTATAGAGGCTTTCTCTAGTGTTTCAGCTTCCAGTAGTGTAAGTTTTGCAGGTTTAGTCACCAGACCTGGAGTAAGTAATTTAGTAGCTCTAGGTTCTAAACTATCAGCAGCAGAACGAACAAGGTTTGCTTCTGTTGAGTTTGAAGCTGTAGGTACTATAACTGATGTAGTTAGAATGGATTGGTCAGGTTATGTTGACCTACTAGCTACAGGTACATTAGCTCCAGTAGGAACAGGTAGATCACAAGCAAATGCAAACTTAATTGCAAGTAGTTCTAAAAACTTTTATGTTAATACTACAAGTCTTGAGTTTAGTGAATTAGTAGCAGAAGGTACGTTAGATAGTATACCTCTCCTAATTCAATACCCTGAAGTAGATTTATTAGCAGAAGGTACTGCAGATGTTGTAGGTGCAAGAATACAAATAGCTGAATCTAGTTTATCTACATTAGGTTCTAAACTTACAATAGGTACTAGGGTACAATATGGATTTAGTTCTTTAGCAGCTACAGGTTCTAAAGCAGCAGTAGGACTTAAAACATTATTTGGTAGTATTACGTCAGGTATAGAAGAAGTTACACGTATTACAGAATCAGGTGATATACGTGTACTAGAAAATGGTACTGATACAAGAACAGCTATAGCAGCTTATGGTAATATTATCTTTGCTACTATAGTAGGTAATCCAAGTAAAACATTCTTTAGTTCTCAGCCTTATTATAAAGATGCAGGAACTTGGAAAACATTCCTTCCATATGCTAAATGGAATGGAGCTTGGACTGGAAATTTAAAAATTTATAAACACACTAACGGAGCTTGGAAGAGGAGTTATTAAACTATGGCAAATATTAAAATATCAGACTTAACAGCAGCATCGGTAGCAGCAGATGCCAATGAGTTTGAGATAAACGAAGCAGGTACCAGTAAGAAAGTTACTGGATCACAAATTAAAGCATACGTCAATTCTGCAGACGGAGCACTGGCATCTAAGAATACAGTAGCTACAGCAGACATTGATAACCTTGCTGTGACTACAGCTAAATTAGCAGACAATTCAGTTACTTCTGCTAAAATTGTTGATGGTACTATTGTCGTAGGAGATATAGCTAATGCTACTATTACAGGAGCAAAGATTGCTACTGATACTATTACTGCTACAAATATTGCAGCTGATGCTGTAGGAGCTAGTGAATTAAACGTACCAGGTAATGGTACAGCAGGTCAGTACTTAGCCTCTGATGGTGATGGTACAATGACATGGACTACCCTTGCTGCAGGAGGGGGTACTTATCACATGGATGTTTATACTAATCCTGGTACATGGACTAAACCTGGTAATGTAACTTCTTTAAAAACAACAGTAATTGGTGGTGGTGGTGGTTATCCTTATTCTACTAACTCGCAAGGTCCAGGAAACACTTCATCGTTTGGAGCTTATTCAAGTGCCACAGGTGGAATTAGAGTTGGAACTATTCCATGTTCACCTGGTGTGGGTAGTGGAGGTACATTTAATTATGCAGGACTTTATCCTAGAATAGATACTAATGTTAAACAAGGATCAGAAGCACGATATTTTTCTTCTGGATGGATAGATAATAATCCTACTAATCCTGCAACACCTGCAAACATAATAGCTCCTTCTGGATATGGTTATGGTGCAAGACAAGGAAACACTGCTGCTATGTCTACAGGAGGTACTGCTGTAGAATATTTACCTGCTGCTTCAGTTCCAGGACCTGTTGCTATAACTGTAGGAACTTCAGGAGCAAATGGAGGTACAGGACCTGCTCCAAGTTATTATAGTGGTGGTGCTGGTGTAGTTGTTGTAGAATGGTGGGATTAATTAAGGAATAAATTATGAGTAAAAAAGCATTAGTATTAATTAATGGCATAGAAGCAGAAGAACATTCTGTAGTTCAAGTTGAAGATGCAACTAATATCTTTGAAGTACATCCTAATTTACAATGGATTGACTGTGATGATAATGTTGTAGCTTATGATTATATTTATAATAACATTACAAAAACTTTTCATGAACTTCCTACAAAAATAAAACAAAAAGAACAAGCAGGTATAATTGATGAAACAACTCATCGTTATGTTTTTGATGAAGTTAATAATGTTTGGACCTCAGAAGCTTTACCAACTGAGTAATTAAAAATAAAGAAAGGATAAATCGTGACCAACGATTTTAGTAGTAAAGGATATAGTTTTATTAAAGAAGTTATATCTAAAGATAAAGCAAAAGAATTAACTTACTTATTAAAAGATATAGTAGCTAAAGGCTTAACAAGACATGATGAACAATGTCCTAGTTCTGATGCTATTTATGGACATATTACTTTTGATAAACTATTAGAAGATCTTACTCCTATAGTAGAACAGCATACAAATAAAAAATTACATCCTACTTATTCGTATGCTAGATTATATAAATCTGGTGAAGAATTAAAAATACATAGAGATAGACCTTCTTGTGAAATTTCTATGACTCTTACATTAGGTTGGTCTGGTAAACAATGGGCTATTTATATAGGAGATTTAGAAGATAAATCTAATGCTTCTGAAATATTAATGGAAGTAGGTGATGCTGTTATTTATCGTGGTATGGATAAATATCATTGGAGAGAAAAGTTTGAAGGTGAATGGCAAGCTCAAGTATTCTTACATTATGTAGATGCAAATGGATTGCATACTGAATGGAAATACGATAAAAGAAAAACTTTAGGATTACCTTCTGTTACAACTAATGTAGAAAATTATATAGATAATACATTAACTCCAGTAGCTATATTTAAAAATCATATTTCTGATAAACTATGTGATTTATTAATAGATCAATGTAATAAAGAAACAGTTATAAAAGCACCTCCTATAGTGGGTAAAGATGGAAATCCTAGAATAGATAAATCTATTCGAGATGTAGAAAGAATTTTAGTACCTCCCAATACAGGGATAGGAGGAACTCTTACAGCTACAGCTTTAAATGCTAATCAATTTTGGTGGAAATATGATGTTACTCATGCTATTCAGACTGAGTTATTAATTTATAAACCTGAAGGACATTATCATGCTCATATTGATACTGAACATAAGCATGATCATAATACTAGAAAACTTACAGCTTTAGCTTTTCTTAACGATGACTTTGAGGGTGGTAAGTTTTTTATAAACGCTACAGGTACTATCATGTATCCACCTCAAGAAAAAGGTACTATATTAGTATTTCCTAGTTATATGGTTCATGGTGTTGAACCTGTAACTAAAGGTGTAAGATATTCAGCAGTTTCTTGGTTATTAGGACCTTACTTTAAATGATTTATACTTGTATTGATTATTCAAATAGTATATCAGATGAAGTTATAAATAATGCTATTAAAGATATAGAACATGAACTAGAAATAAATCTTTGTACAGAAGTTCCATTATTTCAAACATACCCTGTACTATTTAATAAACAAGAAACACATTGGCAAATATTAAAAGAAACATTTATTAATAGTTTATTGAATGTTTATAATGTAAATAAATTTAATACTATAGAAGCTTGGGGTTATGTTAATAAAGTAGGACATAAACAACCAGACAATAGATGGCATACTCATAATTCTACTTTATATAGTGGAGTAATGTATTTACAAATACCTAAAAATAGTCAAGGAACCTTATTTGTAGATGATAATCAAAAAATAATAGAAGCTCCTGTAAAAGAAAAACAATGGGTTATTTTTAATTCCAATGTACAACATGCTCCTCCTGTATGGGATTATAATAAAAGTGATAAAGATAGACTATGTTTAGCAGCTATTGCTAAATAAAGGACAAAATAATGGATCAATTTATACAGATTTATGAAAAAGTTTTTACACCTAATTATTGTAAAGCTTTAATAGAACAGTTTAATAAAGCAGAAGAGTTAGGTTTTTGTAGTACTAGAAAAGAAGTTGAAAATGCAGATAAAATAAATAAAGATGATGTTGCTTTATTTTATCCTGCACAAATAAGAACAGATTCTTTAGATTTAGAATTATTAAAAAAGTTAAATCAAACTTTATTTGAATGCTATAGTAAGTATGCAAATACTTTTGGAGTATTACAAACTTTACCTTATCACGCATCTTATTTTTCTAAAGTACAAAAAACTAAACCTGGTGAAGGTTATCATATTTGGCATTGTGAGCATAGTAATCACGAAAACTCATCAAGAGTTTTAGCATGGACTGTATATCTTAATGATACGTTTGAAGCAGGTGAAACAGAATTTCTTTATCAACAATATAGATACAAACCACAACAAGGGGATCTAGTAATATTTCCTGCAGCATTTACACATACACACAGAGGGAATCCACCAATAGGTGGAGACAAATATATTATAACTGGATGGATAGAATTTTAATATGTCAACAGCCAAAGAAGTAGAACAGGAACTTAGATCTCATGAAGAGCTATGTGCAGAGCGTTATGCTACTCTACACTATCGTCTTGATCGTTTAGAAGCTATGCTCAATAGACTAATATGGGGATGTAT